GTATAAGATTGCTGATGAGAAAGGAAATGTAAAGTCTGAAAAGTTTCTAACAGAACTAAGTCAGGCTCCAAAGTTTGATGAGATGAGTGCTTCAAGATACTTTGGTGCATGGGAACAACAGAATAAAATAAAGATGAACCCTGATGGAACATGGAGAAGAACTTAATGGACTTGGATAATAAAATAATACTAGTGATAGCAACTGTTGCACTACTAACAATATTCATTGGGGAAGCATTTGCAGAACAGCATGACTTTACTAACACACTACCTAACTATCTAGAGATAGAAAGAAATGATGTTATATTTTTAGAGAACTTAACAAACTCTACAATTAACTTACGTCATACGGGTGGGTTGTTTTCATCAGGTTCACTAAATACTAATGGAACATGGACAGGTAATATGCCTTATGAAGCAGGTGTATATGAATGGATTAATGTAAACTCAACAGGTACTATAATCATTAAAGATAAAGTAATACCACAACAAACCATAGTTGTTGAAGATAATATAATACAAGGTAATGTAGAACCTGACACACCTGTAGCAGTAACAGTAGTGTCACCATCAAAAGAAGTAACAAACAAAGTTATTACACCTGACAGCAACGGTGACTTTGAAACAAAACTAAACCCTAATGAGAAAGGAGAGCATCAGATTTATGTCACACAAGATAGTCATACATTGAGAACTACATACACAGTGGAAGATGAATTTAAAAATTTAGAACTTAGACTTGACATACTTAAAACACTTAGAGATATCTTGGAGATAATATTTGGCTAGTAAGTGGTGGGTATTCATTGGCTGTGCTTGTATATGTACAGGGTTTCTTTTACCTATTGGTATAATAATACTAGTGTTTTATTTTATTGATTTAATTTGGAATAGAGATACACCATTAGTTAACACTGGCACACAATACATTGACAATCATTATACTCAGAATATAGGTGAAGCAAAGTTTAACACATTCAATCAAACAGGTGATGATAAAACAGATCCAGATGATGAGGAAATGCAAACATTTAATAAGAGTAAACCTATGGACTATATGGATTATGAAACTAGAGAGGATAATAAATGAGTGAAGAAGAAATAGAAACTCCTATTGAAGTTGAAGAAACAAAACCTGAAGTTGACTTGAGTCTTTCTCAACTTGCCGGACTTGGTGCAGTTTCGGAAAAAAAACTCAACGGATTTGGAGTAACAAGTTTAATTGATTTATGTATTAGAGGCTCTCGTGAACTAGTAGAGATAACAGGCACTGCTAAATCTAAAGCAGATGCATGGGTGTTCGAAGCACAAAAGATACTAGAAGGTGCAGGCATGGTAAGAGATACCACAATGTCTGTCACTGAACTAATGGAATACCAAGAGAACTACTCAAGAATACCAACAAAATGCACAGCAGTAGATGAGTTAGTTGGTGGAGGTCTTGTACCAGAAGCAGTCTATGAGGTTTATGGAGAATTTGGTTCAGGTAAAACACAGTTCTGTAATAGTATTACTGTAGAAACCATTAAAGATGGTGGTAATATTGTATGGATAGATTGTGAAGATACATTTAAACCAAGAAGAATACAAGAGATACTACAGGCTAGAGGATATGCTGTAGATAAAGATGATGCTAAGAAATTTTTAGACCAAATAACATATTTCTATACACCTAATACTGAACATCTAATGGGAACTATTAATGGATTATCCAAAACACTACAAGAGAAACACCCTAGAATAGTAATCATTGATGGTTCAATAGGACAATTTAGAGAGGAGTATCTAGGTAGAGGTACACTTGCTGAGAGACAAAATCAAATAGCAAGACTCATGACACACATCAAAAACATATCATACTTCTTTAACTGTACTGTTTTGTTTACAAACCAAGTACAAAGTGATCCAAGTATTATGTTTGGTGACCCTGTTAAACCAATAGGTGGTAACATTGTAGGTCACGCTTCTACTTACCGTATGTACTTTAAGAAGTCAGGTAGGAAACGCATTGCTAGAATGGTTGATTCACCAGAACATCCAATGGCAGATGCAGAGTTCACTCTTGGGGAGAGAGGGATTCAAGACGTAGAAGAATGATTTAAATATGTCATACTTTAACAGATATATTAGTAGGCTAGATTCAGGTCATATTAAAAAGCCTGACACGGTTTCACGTTTTTCCGGCATTGATGCCTGCTAATAATTTTTATGAACCCAAGACAACGAATGCGTTTCAGTAATAGGAAAGCAGTTAACTGGTTATTAGAAAATGGTTATGATGATATATGGTTAAAGGCTCACACTAAAAGACAAGACTTAGTATACACAGTAGGTCAATGGTACAGAGCATTAGATTTATGGAATTTATTTGATGGTATTTGTTTTGATAAGGGGGGTAATTTAATACTGATACAGGTTAAAACAAATGCGTGGGCTACTAAACAACCTATCATAGATTTCTTACAAGATAAAAAACATCTTAATGTATTAGTTATAAATGTTAAACGAAAAACAGAAAGAACTTGGGAAGTGTTGACCAGAAGTTATGAAAGCCCATTATAATATAACATTATATATTAACATATAAAGTTTAAGGTTTATATAGGACAGCATTCTAAATCTTATGTGCGTATTACTAGTAACAAAGAGTGGATAGGTAGTGGAGAAGATACCTGTTTCGATATATTAACAGAGTTATATCCATCGGCTAGTATAAAAAGACAAGTAAAGTTTTATACATTAATGACAGATGAATTTAAAGATACATTAGGAGATAGACAAATGAAAGAAACATTAGACATTGTTATCTTTGAAACAGACGGGGGTAAGATTGTAGTAAGAGTTCAAGATAGACATCATAAAGGTAAGAGAACAGATGACATAGATATAATACAGAAACAAATGCTTGAGTGGAACAAATGTAAAGTAGTAGATGTTTGGTATAATGAATGTCCTAATATTTTCTTAGAAGAAAACACTAAAGAAAGCAGACAAGAATTAATTGCGTGTCTTAAAGATTCTAAACTACTTTAATTATTTATAGATATCACTGGTCTTTTCTTTATCATCTGTTGATTTCTTTGCTTCAATTATAAGACCAATTTTACTTTCATTTATTTTCTCTCTCAACATCATCAAAGCACACTCAACTTCAAGGTAGTTCATTTCTTTTTCAGATACATATTTACCTACTAAATTATCTAGATCATCATACATACTAACTATGTTATCCCATTTAGGACTGATGGTTTCTTCATCTACCATACTATCTTTTACCGAAGTTATACTTTATAAACTTTGCACTACATTTTGAGCACGTAGGCTTACCATTATAGAGACACATATCTATAGGCTCAAAACTTTTCCAACAGGTAGTGCACCTATTATTGTTTTCCATTTCTAACCCTCGCTATTATTGTCAGTGTTATTGCTATTATAGGTATCATTTCTAATGTATCAATACCATATAGTAAGAAGTCAACAACTATACCATGACCATGTAGAATACCCTGTCCAAATACACACTCTAAAGCCCACCAAGAATGAGGGATTTGGAGGTATAATATAACTGCTGATATCGTCAGGCTTTCAACCATCCTACGATTATACCACTCAAAGAATCTATGAATGAACGACATAGGAAAATTATAAATTCCACCTTATTTAAATCATTACATGACAGTAGATTTCAAAGCCGTAGGCTGTGAGGAGAGGGGTATATATTACTCGGAAACTGGTAGGATAATAATCTACCTAAGTAACCACGAGACCTATGATGATATACTATCCACAATCCAACACGAATTAATCCATAAATGTATAGACGACTTTGAAGAAACCCTAGACGAGAAGCAAGAGGAAGATTTAATCTACCAAATTGCGTGGGCTAATGAGTCAATTGTTTAGAAACACATCTAGAATTACAATAGTATTTACCATAAACATTTAATGAGGAAGTCATATACTTACCACAATTTCTACACAACCATGTCAATTCTCTGTTACATGATCTACATTTCTTACAGAATCTATATCTCCTTGAAGTCTTCTGCCTTCCAATCTCATAAGCAGTGAGCGTAGCACTACAACTAATGTTAACACATACAAAATCATACTTCTTTAACACTCCCATTATTTCCACTCGTCTTCCAGTTCTCTACGTCTATGGTTAAGTAATGCACCTGAGTTAATAAACTCATCATTAAGATGTTCAATTATTTCATGTGCTTCTTCTCGTGTTATCTTCCTAGTCCTTGATTCACGTAGGTGTTCAACCACTTGTTGCATGGCACTCTTAGGTTGATTATCAAGCATACCAATTATTGTAACAGATAAATAATGAGCTATAAATTTCTCTCTGTCAGTTAATTGCATGACCATTCGTTATCCTTCTCCAATATAAATCTATTCTTTTTTGCATACTTCATACACGTAGGACATA